CAGTGATACAGAAAAAGGTGCGGAAAAAGCAGTGGTGGTTCGTCGTACACAACAAAAAGACCGTGTTAGGTTACAAGAGGAAATCCAAACCTACCAGAAAACAATTAGTAAACTTAATGAAGATCGTGCACCACTCGCAGTACAGGTCAGAAAAGTAGAAGCAGAAGTTGGACCGCTCAAGTTCATTGCAGAGTTATTTTACGACAAAGTCGACTCTCAATTCTTAGACAAGACCGTTCGTTGGGTAATCATTCTTATTGTTATTGTATTTGATCCGTTAGCAATTATTTTATTGATTGCTGCAAACATTGGACTCAGTAAGACAAAGATTGAAGAACCACAAATAGAAGAGCAACCAGACACACAAGAAGAGATTGAATCACGTGCTAGGTTACTCAAAGAGTTGACTGGTAAGATTAGAGGTGGTACAATCATGATTGATAAAGATCAAATAAGGGAGATGTGATGAGTTTTTTGAAAAGTCTGTTAAAGGAATTAAATGATGAGAATACTTACTTGGCCTCTGACGGCACTGCTAGTTCTGAGTATGGTGGTTATATTGATACTGGCAGCTACATTCTCAACGCTCTTCTCTCTGGTAGCCTCTATGGTGGCATACCTGATAACAAGATTACTGCTTTTGCAGGAGAGTCCGCTACTGGTAAAACTTTCTTCGTTCTTGGTATCGTTAGAGCCTTCCTTGACAAGAACCCAACAGGAGCAGTCGTCTACTACGACACAGAGGCAGCAGTAACAAGACAGATGATGGAGTCACGTGGTATTGATACAGCTCGTGTCATTATTGCAGAACCAGATACTATTCAGAAGTTTAAGACTCATGCTCTTAAACTAATTGAAGCATATGAGAAACAACCAGCAGACCAACGTCCACCTATGATGTTTGTTCTTGATAGCCTGGGATTGCTTTCTACTTCTAAAGAGATGGAAGATTCTTTAGAAGGAAAGGATGTCAGAGACATGACGAAGTCGCAAGTAATTAAGGCTGCGTTCCGTGTTCTGACATTGAAGTTGGCAAAGGTGAAAGTACCAATGCTTGTCACCAATCACGTTTATGAGGTAGTAGGTTCATATGTTCCGACAAAGGAGATATCAGGCGGATGTCTTGTCGCAGGTACTAAAATTCAAACAAGCGCCGGCAATGTAAATATAGAAGATGTGAGAGTAGGAGATGAGGTATTAACACTCGAAGGCCCTCGTAAGGTAACCAATACATTCGTTTTTGATGATAAAGATGTATATGAAATAGGTTTTGAAGACGGAACAACAGTTAGATGTAGTGCAGATCATAAATTCTTATCAGATGGCTCATGGGTCTCGGTTAAGGAGATGATTGAGAATGCAATTTTACCAAGGGTAGAACAAGTCTAAGATACGTATTTTATAAATAAACGTAAGGAGGTATTATGTACCATTACGTTTATAGGATATCGTGCAGGTCAACCAATCAACATTACTATGGAGTTCGTTCTTCAAAAATTGAGCCCAAGTTAGATATTGTAGTATACAGGTCTAGCTCGCGAGTCGTTCACCAATACATAAAAACATACGGTATTGATAATTTCAAATTTAAAGTATTGAAATTGTTTTCTACAAGGGTAGATGCAATGGCTTATGAGTGTTTTTTACATGAAAAATTTAACGTTGATTCGAATCCAAGGTTTATGAATCTTTCAAGAAACAGATCGATTAGAGCCTTTTACTCAGCGCCTGGTGAAAAGAATAATAGCTGGGGTAAGAAAATGATGTATTTGGATCGCGATGTTGTTTTTGTTACTCCAGAAGAAGTTGATTTGTTTACAATAAAGGGGTATGCTTTAGGAAGGCCAGAATGGCTCATATGTCATAGATTCGGGTTGCAGAATACCTTTTACGGTAAGAAACATAGTCACGATGCTAAACAAAAAATAAGTGAGTTTAGATCTAAACCAATAAAGGTTAAATTTGAATGCGGAAAAGAAGTTACGATGAGAAATAGATTGGAGTTGGGTCCCCTGCTGGGTATGAGTGCAAGTCTCGGTGCTAGTTTAGTAACCCGAAAGCGCACTCATCTTTTTAAAAAATATGAAATAGAAAGTATTGAGGTTATTAATGAATATATCTTACATCAAGAAGGTTGATAATGAGCGAGTTTACGATATCACGGTTGATGACCAGCACCACTACATCCTCGAAAACGGGGTCGTCACACACAACTCAGGTCTCAAGTATGCCGCAAGCACTATTGCTATGCTCTCCAAGAAAAAAGAGAAAGACGGGGACGGAGAAATCATTGGAAGTCAAATCAAGATCAAAACCTTCAAATCAAGACTATCCAAAGAAAACCAAGAAGCAACTGTGTTACTTACTTACAACAAAGGTTTAGATCGTTACTTTGGATTACTAGAGCTTGCTGAGAAGTATGAGATAATGAAAAAGGTATCCACACGGTACGAGTTACCTGATGGTCGTAAGATGTATGGCAAAGAGATTAATACTAACCCAGAGTTATACTTCACTGAAGAGGTGCTGACTCGTTTAGAAGAGTGTGCTAAGAAAGAATTTAGTTACGGAACTGTTAATGATTGAGAAGTTAATTTTATCGAACCTTCTTTCGAATGAGGAGTATGGCCGTAAGGCCATTCCCTTTCTAAAGAGTGAGTACTTTGTTGAGAGATCTGTTAAAGCTCTCTATGACGGGATAGACACGTTTGTAAAGACATATAATAAGTTTCCAAACAAGGAAGCTTTGACAATTGAACTTGATAGTAACAAAGAGATTTCAAGCTACTATGATGAGGTGGTTGTTCTTATAAACGAATTAGAACAACAACCAAATGATAATATGGATTGGTTAGTTGATCAGACTGAGAAGTTCTGTCAAGATAAGGCAATCTATAATGCTATCATGAAATCGATTCAGATTCTCGATAGTGATAAAGAGAAGGTTGGCAAAGGTGCCATTCCTCAAATATTATCTGATGCTCTTGCAGTCTCATTTGATTCTCATATTGGACATGACTTCCTTGAGGATTCTGCCTCTCGTTATGACTTCTATCACAGAAGAGAAACAAGAGTGCCTTTTGATCTAGACTATCTTAACAAGATTACAAAAGGTGGATTACCTAACAAGACGCTGAATGTAATTTTAGCAGGAACTGGAGTTGGGAAATCTCTATTCATGTGCCACTGTGCTTCTGCTAATCTTTCCGCTGGACTAAATGTTTTATACATTACGTTAGAGATGGCTGAAGAGAGGATTGCTGAACGTATTGATGCTAACCTACTTAATGTACCATTGGATGAGCTAACAATTCTTCCACGCGAGTCATACGATAAGAAGATTGAACGTGTGCAAGAGAAGACTAATGGTAAGCTGATTATTAAAGAGTATCCAACAGCATCTGCTGGTGCTGGACATATGAGACACTTGCTCAATGAATTAAAGTTGAAGAGAAACTTTCATCCAAATATTATATACATCGATTACCTAAATATCTGCAGCTCTTCAAGATTAAAGTACGGTGCGAATGTAAACTCTTACACCTACATCAAAGCAATTGCAGAGGAATTAAGAGGTCTTGCTGTTGAGTTTGATGTGCCTATTGTTACAGCTACTCAGACTACTAGAAGTGGTTTCACAAGCAGTGATTTGGGATTAGAAGATACTAGTGAATCGTTTGGTTTGCCGGCGACTGCTGACTTTATGATTGCATTGATAAGTTCTGAAGAATTACAAGACTTGAATCAAATGATGGTTAAGCAATTGAAGAACAGGTACAATGATCCAGGAGTACATAGACGTTTTGTGATTGGAGTTGACAGACCCAAGATGAAGCTGTATGATGTGGAACAGAGTGCGCAGAATGATATAGTTGATGACGGTCCTGTGTTCGACAAATCAGATTCCGGCATAAGAATCAAATCAGAAAAAGGTAAGTTCAAAGATGCATTTAATTCATTTAGCTAGTTTTGTAATTAAATTTACAATTGTCTTTACTATTACATCAATACTACTAACAATAAAGCACATATTCTTTTACTTGTCTAAAATGTTTGATCTTCCCACAGACATTATTACTTCCCTTGTATTGTTAGATAAGATTAAAAATGAAGATCAAAACAAGGAAGTTTAAAAATAGAGAATTGATTAAGTTAATTAAACTAGCTGCTAACTTCTACGCAGATATACTGATCCCTAAACAAAAACACAAAGTACATCTTGACATATTTGCAAATGATATAAATGCAGATGGATATTGTACGTGCATGAGTACTTACAAATATGAGATTGAAATACATAAAGATCTTTCTTTTGAACATATGATGATTACTCTTGCACATGAGATGGTGCATCTTAAGCAATATACAACCAAGCAATTGAAATCAAAATTTGTGAGTGGTACACCAGTTGATACATGGAAAGGTACCAAGTACAGGAATCTAAAGTATAAGGAACAACCATGGGAAAAAGAAGCAACGCTGCATGAGGAATCTCTATACCAACAGTTTATGTTCTTTGGTCTAACTCACGATATGTTGGACTTTGACAAAATTAAGCAAATAGACTTAAGTTGACATTAGGTCTAGTTTGAGTGATAATCACAGTATGAAAAAACTAATTATCTTTATCCTCTTTGCGACCGTTGCTGCGTCTTGCTTTGGCCAGTCCAAAAAACAAGCTGCAACCATACCAGACGCTGGTATGGTTTCTTTGATGAACGAGGCAAAGAAGCTAATGAGATACAAAGACGAGATTGCACTTCCTGCTATTGTACCAGCAACAGAACAATATCTCAAATCACTAGTTTGTGAAGGAGTTAAGTATTGTCCGGTATCTGCTGTATACTTTAAAAATACAGTATATTATAAGCAAGATCTCAACTTAAATGATCCTCTAACCAATTCTATTTTTATTCACGAATTTATTCATCACATTCAATCAAATAGTGGTTTTGAAGCAACAGACTGTAAAATGTGGTACAATAACGAGAAAGAAGCATATAGGCTTCAGGCTAAATACTTGCGCAACAACGATCAAGATGATAGTGTTGTTCGTGAAGCAATTCGAATAATTAAATGTCCATAAGGAATATTATGCTACTAGAGAATATAAGCACAGTTGAAGACCAAATTGAAGTTGATCTGTATACAAACGGTATACATTATTTAACTGGAGAGATAGGACAATTTAACACTACTCCGTTGATTCATTGGATCATTAGCGAGAATGCAAAGCCAGTAAAGAAAGAATACCTCACACTTTATATTAACAGTATTGGTGGAGATCTATATGATTCTTTTGCTGTAATAGATATGATGAAATCCAGTAAGGTTCCAATTAGAACAATTGGTCTTGGAAGTTTGATGAGTGCTGCATTCATGATTTTTGTGTCGGGTGAAAGAGGTGGTAGAACACTTGCGAAGAATACAAGTATCATGTGCCATCAGTTCTCAACCTCATACGAAGGCAAGGAACACGATATCAAAGCATCAGAGCGTGAGACACGGTTTGTCAAACAAAAGATGCTTGACATTATTAAAAATAGTACAGAAATGGATGAGCGTACAATCAAACGTAAGCTGCTCCCACCATCAGATGTTTGGTTATCAGCACAGGAGTGCGTGGATCTCGGGGTTGCTGATATTATTTTGTAACACTTCTCTATTTTAAACAACCCACTTCGGTGGGTTTTTTTATGATATAAATACTTAATAATATCACGGAGTATTACATGGAAATTATTACATTTACCCAGTTCATTACCGAGCGCGCAGCTATCAAGGGAACTGGCTCCAAAGCAGAGTATGATGTTGGAAAGTATCTTTCCCAGCACATGATTAAACAGAATACATATAAGACGACCAGAGACACTGGTGGAATTCCACAGGGTGCAGAGGTTAAAGTCAAAAAAGTAACATCCACTGTTAATCCAGCTGGTAAGAAAGAGTTTCATGTACATGTTCAACATGGTGGTGCTACAACAAAGATTCCTGCTGGCCATCTTGAAAAACCTGGTGAGTATAGCAATCTTAAATCTGAAGTAGGCCAGATATCCGATATGCAAAAGCAGATTGCTCATCATGTAAAGGCCAACGGTGGTAAGCCAATTGATCTTCATATTGGTGGCAAGAAATACAAAGTAGCAAGTGCCCAGAAGGTTGAAGGAAACGTAAAGGCTGACTTTTCATTACATGATCACGAAGGAAAGCCTGTATACCACGGATCATTGAAAGCTGGTGCAGGTGCACATCAGTTTTCTGGTTATGGTGGGTTCTCTCATATGAAGAATAAAGCAATTGCAACTGCAACTACTAAACTATCAAAAAGTCTAACATCAAATCCATTAGGTCAAGGTGAGATGGCATTTCATAAACTACATGCTGGAAATGAAGATCATGAGCATGTAGTGAGACAAGCATTATTTGGTAAAGAAGTTGGTGGCAAGTCACATGGTGAATCAAACATTAACGGTGTTCATCACGGCCCTGTTCAAATTACACCAAACGCAAAGGGTCAAGTGCACATGCATTCTGATCTAGACTTCCATAACAAAGGACAGAATATGATCCCTACCTTAGAGAAGCAACATAGTGGACATGTTGGTATCTTTGTAAGAAAGGGTGAGCAGGGTAGAACAATACCAAATACATCTATTCCTGGACGAGGGGGTGTTGGTATGTCTAATGCAAGAAAAGACGACTCTAAAATAAGGTATGTAAAGTAATGCGTCATATTTTTACTCTACTAGCAGAGTCTGCTGCCAATGAAGAAAAGCTCACTCATCTTGAGCATGCAGAAGACCATCCTATCAATGCTGGTGTTGAAGGATACAAGCACTCTGTTAATACTTTGAACGCTGTGCATAAGACACTGACTGGTCAAAAAGGTGGTGCTGGTCTAATGACCAAATATGACGGCAGTCCTAGTCTGGTATTTGGACACCATCCAAAGACTGGTAAGTTCTTTGTTGCATCAAAGTCTGCTTTCAACAAAGATCCAAAGATCAACTACACTGACGAAGATATTGAACAGAATCACGGCCATGCTCCTGGTCTAGTGTCTAAACTAAAGACTGCTTTGGCTCATCTTCCAAAAGTATCTCCTCAGAAAGGTGTCTTTCAAGGAGACGTAATGCATACATCAGAGGATGTTAGTGAGAAAGGTGGCAAGGTTCACTTCAAACCAAACTTAATTAAATACTCTACTCCATCTAATTCTGCAGAAGGTAATGCAATTAAAAATTCAAAGATTGGTGTATATGTTCATACTGGGTATGATGGTAATGATATTGAATCAATGAAAGCTAACTATACTCCAAACCTTTCTGGCTTTGCAAATCATGATAGTGTTCATTTAATGAAGTATGGATATAATACAAAGAATGCAAATTATAATGAGGATGCCCAAAAGGAATTCAGACGTCACTTAGAAGACGCCACAGATGTTGGTAATGGTTTAAAATCAAAACACTATGCTACTATCGAACCTCACACAGAACATATCAAGACATATATTAATAAGACGGTGAGAGAAGATACTAAACCATCAGCTGAAGGTCTTTACGACCATGTTAAGGATCAGCATGAAAAGGGTATTGATAAAGTAAAGACTCCAAAAGCAAAAGATCAAAAGACACAAGCAATGAATACTAATTTATCTCATATCAGAGCTAATCATGAAACCATTAATAATGTATTTGCAATGCATCACCACCTACAAAAAGCAAAGGATGTATTGGTTAATGCTATGTCACATGGTCAAGACTATGATCATCACATCGGTGACACTAAAACTAAACCAGAGGGGTTCGTTGCTGTTGTAAATAACAGGCCAACTAAGTTGGTTGACAGGAACGAATTTAGTAAACAAAACTTCTTAGCGAGACAATAATGAAAAGATTTTTAAGTTTCCTTTTGGAGGGAAAAGAAAAGACCGCAGTTCTACTTTTTGGTAGAATGAATCCAATTACTAGTGGTCATGAAGAGAATGTGAATGCAGCTCACGATCTGGCAAGTTCGAGTGGTGGCCACCTTCATGTTGTTTCAAGTGGTTCACACGACGAGAAAAAGAATCCTCTTTCACCAGACCAGAAGCAGAAGCACTTACAACGTGCATTTGGCCATTTAGACAATACAACTATTGCTACAGCATCTAAAGCACACCCTACTATCATGCATCATGCATCAGAGATTGCTAAGACTGGGGCCAAACATTTGGTAATTGCTGGTGGTAGTGATAGAGCAGAAGAGTATAAATCACTCCTTAATAAGTACAATGGAGTCAGTGGAAAAGCTCATGGAGAGTATAACTTTGATTCAATTTCAGTAAAGAATACAGGTGAGCGTAAAGAAGGTGTAAGTGGTACAGACATGAGAAAACATGCTACTAGTGGAAACTTTAATCAGTTTAGAGCTGGTCTTCCATCAAAGATTCAAAAGAACGCAACACACTCAAAAGAAATTTATAATGATGTCCGTAAAGGGATGAATGTAAAGGATTAATATGAAACAATTCGATGGTAAAGTGAGAGTGAGAGAAGATAATGTTGATGGGGTTTCACATTGGATGTGGCCAAAGACAGACACTGGTGCATGGGACGGTCCTAGTGCCGAGTGGGTGAGCACTCATAAAGATGGATACCTAAAATATTGTAAGAAGTTTGACGTTGTAGTGCAGGCAGGTGGTAACTGTGGATTGTATCCAATGTTGTTCTCCCAATACTTCACAAGAGTATATACGTTTGAGCCTGATCCGTTGAATTTTCATTGTCTTGTTAATAATTGTCAGATGCCTAATATTTTTAAGTTCAACGCTGCATTGGGTGAAACAAATAAACTATTACATATCTACAATGGTAATGAGGGCAATGTAGGCTGTCACACCGTTGGTGATGATCCTACAAAATATACCACAATGCAATCATTTATTCCAACAATGACTATTGATCAGCTAGCTTTAGACCACTGTGATCTTATTCAACTTGATTGTGAAGGATATGAGCCTAATATAATCGTGGGTGCAATGGATACAATAGCAAGATTCAAACCAGTCATATCATTAGAAACAACAAATGGTGAGACTGACCTCATACTAGCTCAGTTTGGATATACACATAAGCTCTCTGTAGGGTCTGATAAAATATTTGCAGTTGAATAACTTATAAATATATTATCCTCTAGCAGTCAAACGGCCTAGGTAAACCTGCGGAACCACATGAAAAAAGAAGAAGATCAGTCAACATCACCAGCTATAATTGCCGCCCGTGCAAAAAAAGGACTAGCTATTGCTACCGGAAACCCGTTAGACAAAATAGTTGTTGGTCCTCCTCAGGTGGATAAGAAAGCAGTTCAATCAGAAGAAACACTGATTGAACGCGTTGTCACCATGATGCAAAGACGCAAAAGAGCTTTGCAAATGAAGCGCAGTAAGCCAAGAATTACTCGCGCTCGAAACATTAAAAAAACAAGACTTGCAACTCAAGATCAGCTAATGCGCCGTGCAATGCGTATGGCTAAGACCATGCTGAGAAAGAGGGCTGCTGGTGCAAGAGGTGCTAATTATAGTAAGTTGTCTCCTGCGCAGAAGATGAATATTGACAGACAAGTAGAGCCTAGAACTAAAAACCTTAAAGCAATTGCAACAAGATTGATGCCTAGAGTTAAAGCTGGTGAGATGAAAAGACTCAATGCTGTGAGAACTCATAAGTCTACTAAGGGTGTTTACGGTAATGTTCAAAACCTTACACAGAGCTACGATCCTGTTATATACAGTAAGCTACTAGGTGAAAAGGTATCTAGTGAAGACCTAAACGCAATGTTCTCAATGTATGAAGGATTTGTATCCTCTGCACTTGCTCCTGTAAGACTTGCAACCAAGATAGTTGGTGGTGCTGCAGCTACGGGGGCCGCCCTTCAAACACCACAATCGACTGCTGGTGCTTTAGGTGCTGCTACTTTGTATGGATATAAAAAGCTTTCTAATCTTGGTAAGGGTGACCCTGATAAAGAGAAAAAAGAAAAATCAGACAAATACTCTGATAAGATGAATCAACAGTCTTTGATTCAGGCAAGAGAGAGATCAAAGCAAGCTCAGTTAAAGACTAAGCAGATGCAGCAAAAGCCTTCAAATAACATTGTTGCTCATAAAGAATGGGATTATGAGACTTACTTACAAG